GACAGGTATCATTTAATTCTGTAATGGTCTTTGTCAATTTCATAATAGGCTTTGTCACTGTTGCTAAAAGTCCCACCAACGCAATAATAACCGTTACAACCTCCCACTCCATATGCTCACCCCCTTTAGCACTATGCTACACAATAAAACATCTCAAAAAGTATCACAATAAAAAAAGGCTTTACGCCTTATTTCTTCAATTCTTCTATTTGCTTTTGTAATTCTTCTATCATATTTTGCTGTTCTTGTATTGCTTTTATCATAGGAGCAATAAATTCCGTATATCCTAATGAAAGTACATCTTCACCGCCATCTACTTTACTATCCAAATACCCTGCAAAATCAACATTTAACTCGTTCATTACCTCTTTGACTTCTTGTGCTACAAGCCCGTAATGTGGGCGTTTGCCTGCCTTACTGCCATCATTTGTTGCTGAAAAATCTCTTTCTTTTCCTTGCTCAAAATATGCTTCTCTACTGTTCATACGATATTTGCAAGGGCGTAATTTTAATATGAAATTTAAGCCAAGGGGACTGTCTTCAATGTCTATCTTATCTCTTGCGTCAGAACGGGTAACAAGTGCCTTTTGTGCATATACTGTTGCACTAGTATCGCCGAGTTGTACTTGATTGTTACCAGTAACTTGAGAATTATTACCTAAACCAGTACAATTATAATAAGTCGTTAAATTAAGTAAGCTGTTAGACCCAATTCCTGTATTATAGTATCCTTGTGTGCTATTACCTAATGCCTTATAACCTATTGCAACATTATCGTTATAGCCTGTTTGTTTTATTAAAGCGCTATGTCCTATTGCAATATTACGTTCTCCTCCTGTTACATTTTTAAGTGCAAAAGCTCCAATAGCAACACTACCTGTATTTGAATAATTTTTTAAATTAATCAAAGCATTTGAGCCTAATGCTATAGCATAATTATTATTTTGTAATGCTGATTGTATTTGGTCTCTTGTCACGCTACCCCCTAATTCCTCACCATTTTGTGTAACATTACCACTTACAACAAAATTAACATTTTTAGCTTTAATCTCCATATTATCATCTGTAGGCTCGCTGATATATACATAATCCCCATCGCCAAAATTGATTTTATTACCATAATTACTATTCAAACCTTTTAATGTTAAATTGCCTTGTATTGTAGTATTTCCTGTTATTGTACCGCCTGCACTTGGAAAACCTCCCAAATTTGACAATGCTGTACTTGCAGATGTTGCACCCGTTCCACCTTTTGCAATCGTCATTGTACTTGTAATATCACTCACACTATGGCTATGACTAGTGTTTGCTTTTTTTGCCAGTTCTGTTGTAAGTTTTGTTTCATCTACTTTTTTTGCTAATTCCGTTGTAAGCTTTGTTTCATCTACTTTTTTTGCCAATTCTGTTGTAAATTTTGTTTCATCTACTTTTTTTGCTAGTTCTGTTGTGAGTTTTGTCTCGTCTACCTTTTTCGCCAATTCTGTTATAAATGTATTTTCATCAACCTTTTTATCAAGCAATTCTTTATGTGCATTATTGTCCACATTATGCGTATCAAGCATATCTTTTGTCATAATGACGGTATGAGGGTCTGTAACAAATGTAAGTGCTTCTGTGTTTTTAACAGCAAATCTCATAGACAAATGCAATTCTGTTGACACGCCCTCTTCCAACATCACTTTAGGCATAGGGGGCGCATTTCCTATAGCGATAAGCTGCCCGTTTTCATCATACAAGCCCATTTCTCTTACAATAAAACCATTTACATCAGCAGATATTACAGTGCTTACTCTTATTACTTTTTGTGCGTCTTTTACAACATCTGTATTTGACACAACACCCCGCCATACTTCATTTTTGATTGCTGTCATGTCTGTTGTGGGGGTATAATATTCGCCGTTCGCGTCACCTACCACAAATGCGGTAATATTTACCTTTTCACCCCTAGAGGCAAACGCTGCAACTTTCTGTTGTCCAATATCTGTTAGTATTGCAAAATATTTTCTTTCTGCCATGTATTACACCCCCATATTGATTTTTTGTTCCAGTTCATTTATTTTTTGCTGTTGCAACTCTATCATTTGCTGCTGCTCCTGTATTGCTTTGACAATAGGTGCAATAAATTCCGTATAGCCTAATGAAAGTACGTCTTCACCGCCGTTTATTCTGTGGTCTTGATACCCTGCAAAATCAACACCTAACTCATCTATTACTTCTTTGACTTCTTGTGCAATAAAACCTTGATGGAATCGCTTACCTGCCTTGCTACCATCGTTTGTAGCTGAAAAATCTCTTTGTTGTCCTATTTCAAAATATGCTTCACGGCTGTTCATTCTAAATTGTCTTGGTATCAACTTTTTAATAAATTCTAGCCCTAACAGCGTATGTTGTATGTCTATTTTGTCACGTGAATCAGAACGGGTTTGTATTGCAGTGTGTGTGTATACTGTTACGCCATTACTTCCTATTTGTACTTGACTATCACCTGTAACATCTGTATTTGCACCTATGCCTGTCGCATTATTACGGTCAACAGAACCTGACAAAGCACCACTGCCAATAGCTGTATTGTTTATTCCTGTTTTTAGTGTATTTAAAGCCTGTTGTCCTATTGCTACATTGCCACTTCCGTCTTGATTTTGCGTTAATGCAAGTTGACCGATTGCTATATTAAAATTTGCCGTTTTCGCACGATACAAAGCATATGAACAAATTGCAACATTACTGCTTCCAGTTGTAACTGCTGTTAAAGTACTATCTCCTACCGCAATATTATCATTTCCTGTTGTCAACAGGGGCAAGCCTGTATTTCCTATAAAAATATTACTTTTTACCATAAATTTATTATTGAAGTCGGATTGTTCCACATTGCTTAAATCCTTATTTGCTTTTGATTGCAATTCTTCTGACATATCGCCGCTACTTTGCCACCCTGCCGCCTCAAGCATTGCGCCTATATTTTCCGCTGTAAAATCAGTCTCATCCACTTTTTTATCAAACAACTCTTTATGCGCATTTTCATCATTTTCATGTGCCTCCAACTCTTGCATTGTAGCATATACCACACTAGTATTGACTTGTATATTTACAACATCTGTATTACTGAAAGCAACTCTCATATATACCACTGCTTCAGTAAGCGCACCTTCTTCTAGCACTGCCTTGAGCAAATCGGGCGCATTTGCTATCGCAATCATATTGTCATTATCATCAAACAATGCTAATTCTCTTAATACAAAATGTCCCACTGTACTAGGCACAACACCACTTACTTTTATGACATTTCTTGATATGCTATCAATACTATAACTTTTAATATTACCCCTCCAGCATTCCTTTTTTAATGCTGTCATATCGCTTGTAGGTTTATAAAATGCTCCATTTCCGTCACCAGCAGCAAGTGATACAATATTCAATTTTTTATTTTCTTGTACTGCTTTTGCAATCAATTCTTCTCCTATATCTGTTACAACACTACAATATTTCTGCATATATTCACCCCTCTTTTATTTCCATATGTACACCTACACAAATTACACCATCTGAAAATATTTCACAGTCATTTTGATATTCTGTAGGCATATCAGGCAATATATCTATATAGTGTGCTATTGTTGTAAAACACCCCACTTTTACAACAGCATTTTCGCTATCATAGTTAAACTTTTTTTCATAAGCAATATTAGCTGGCAATACCCTCTGAAACATCTCAACAATCTGTTTTATGATATGACTGTTTAAATTTTGTTCTGTCAGTTTTACAGAAACATCTAAAAAATAATCATTGTGGTGTAGTTCCATAGTGTAGCCATTTTCACCGCATATAGCGTCCATCAATAATACAAGTCTTTTCCATGTGTAAGGCAAATTTTCATTCAGTCGTATCCATATATTTTTACGTCTGTTTTCCAGTGTTTCAGTTTTTTGAGGTATCATATTTAGTATACTCTCCCACCTTTGACAGCCGTATTCTGTCAGACTTTCTAAAAATTCATTATCAAAAACCACTTCTAATGCTTGCCATATCGCATTGACCTGTGTATTTTGTGTATGATATAATGCTTGAAATTCTCTGTTATGTTTTATAACTTCCGGTAAATATTGTTTTAAATCTACATTACGTGATATTGCTGTCACCCCCTATGTTACTTTTACATTTCTCATGTCAAATTCTCTGCTATATCTCACAGCGTCAATGCTATGATTATCTTTATCTGGAAAACGCCCTTTAAAATTACCATTTGCGTCTTTTTCTATTTCATACCCCAAAAACTCCCTTGCAGTATTGGGACATCTTACAGGGTCAATAATAATCTGCTCCAAATCTTGTAGCCACTTGATACCATATGCAACACTGTCTGCACCTTTTTTCGCTCCAATTACTTTAATATTATAATCATACATTTCTGCTATGCTTTTAGGCTCTGCACTGTCACAAACAATTATGCTATTGTATCTATTTTCTTTTTTTATCATTTCCGCTGCTTTTCTGTTGCTTAAATGCAACATCTGTATTTCATAGTATATATATAGCCTTTTTCTGGTTTTATCATAATGATTGACAGTATAATGAAATGGGTCAGTAGCATATCCCCAGTCAATGCCCCTTGCAATATGGTCAAATTTTGCTATTTCATCATCTGTAATGACTCTAATATCTAAATTGGTAAATACTTCGCCCCCTGTACCTGTTACCTCTCCCATATACTCATGTTCATAGGCAGAAGGCTTTACCGCTTTTAAATGTTCTGCTTCAATAATGAATTGCTCCCCCAGCCATTCTACTGGTACAGTTAAATAGGTGCTATGATGTACGATTCTGTCATCTCTTTGCTGTAATACTTCTTCATTTACCCAATTTCTTTGACTTTGAGGTGGATTATAGGAATAAAATACAACAAAACTATTACCGCCTCTTAGCAGTGATTGGTTAATTGTTCTTATTTCTTCCATGCCCCCAAATTCGTCTACTTCTTCATACCACACATATTTACAATAGCCATGGCTGAATTTTGTGGATTTTATTTTTTTCGGTTTGTCTGCACCTCTAAATACAATTTT